ATCTACACCTCTCTATTCGTCGGCAGCGTCAGATGTGTATAAGAGACAGGTGTGGCCGCCCGCGTCTATGAGGGCGTATCGCTGGTCACCCGCGCCATGGGGCCGCGCATTCTCGGCCTGATGATCCGCGTCGACAATCTCTTCGAGGGCAAGCCTTTCAACCCGTTCGCCAACCGGGCGGTGCTGGGCCTCTCGGGTGTCTCGCGCAAGATCCCGTTCTCGCTGCTCGACGGCTCGACCGAAGGCCAGCAGATGCTGGAAAGCGAAGTCTCGATCGTGGTGCAGGGCGAAACCGGCGTCGACGGCGCGGTCGCCGATGGCGGCCACGTGTTCGTGGGCACTGACAACACCACGACGGGCGAGCTGTGGAAACAGATCCACCAGGTGCGCGGCGCCGACTATCTGACGGTCAAGATCATGGAGATCACCCGCCCGTTTCTGGGTCGGAAGATCTCGGCGGATTCGGTCGAGGCGTGGATCAACTCGATCAAGTTCATGCTGCGCGACCACAAGGTCGATGAAGATATCATCGGCTATGACGTGCAGTTCCGCGCCGACAAGAACAGTCCCGAAAGCATTCGCCTGGGGCACCTGACCGTCAATCTGGGGATCGAGCCGGTCCCGGCCTTCAAGGTCGCCAACCACGAAGTGGCGCGCTACCGCCCGGCCCTCGACGCCCTGGTTGGCGAGATCATCGCCCGCCTCAATTCGGTCGTCGCCTAAGGCGCCGGTCGCACCTGCCGGTCAGCGGATCCGCTGGCTGGCTCGCATCCGTTCATCAATGAGGATTTGAAATGCAGCCGCTCTATCAGCTGACTGCCGTCGACGTGCGCCGGGCCGAGGAAGCCGGCACCTCGCGTGCCACCGTGATCTCCAAACTGGCCCTGCCGGGCTTGACCTTTGCCGGCGCCGAGCATTCGCCCGGTGGCGGCGTCATGGCCGTCAAGTTCACCCAGCCCCGGCTTGAGGTGATCGAGCCCAAGTTCGAGGTCAAAGGCCTCGACCTCGACGTGTTCCGGGGCCTCGGCGTGCGCGATCGCTGGGTGTTCGCGGCGGCCTATCGCGAAAAGAGGCCGGGGGGCGGATCCACGGTCGGCGCCCGCGCCGTCATCGAGGGCGCGATCTCGGTCTGGGAGCCGGACGAAAGCGACCCGGCCGAGTTCCAGGGCTGCAACCACACCTTTTCCGAGGTGACCCATTACGAGCTGACACTGGGCGGCCAAGAGCTGTTCTATGTCGACTTCTTCGAGCGGGTTCTGCGCGTCAACGGCGTGGACATGTTTGAGGAAGAGCGCCGGGCGCTGGGGGCTTAGCACATGACGGAAGCACCGACCCTCACCCTTGCCCATCCCGTCACCGTCGAGGGGAAAACCTATACCAGCTTCACCCTGCGCCGCATGAAAGCGCGTGACGCCCTGGTCGCCGAAGATGAGACCAACAAGGTCATGGCCGGGTATCTCATGTTTGCCGCGCTCGCCGGCGTCCCCGTCGAGGTCATCCTTGAGCTGGACATGGAAGATCTGACCGAGCTGGGCGTGAAGGTGGCGCCCCTGATGGGAAAGCGTGGGGCGGCTCTGCTGGAGAAGCTGGGAGCGGAAGCCGACCAGTCGCCTGGCGAGACGTGATCCTCTCGGTCGCCCGGCACACCCACACCTCGATCGACAGTGTCGAGGATTGGGAGATCGACAAGCTGATCAGCTACTCGAAAAGCCTCGGCCGCCAGCTCAAGCGCGAGCGGCCGAGGCGGAGCTAAACCAACCTCTTTGCTGGAGTCCATGCCGTGGCCGTCATCACTTCCAAGCTCATCGTGGCGCTGATCGACCAGATCTCTGCCCCGGCGCGCGGTGTGGCGCAGGTGGTCAAGAACCTGCAGGCGCAGTCACGCGCTAATGCCATGCAGATGAATGAAATGCGGGGGCAGATGGTGGATGCGGCGGCTGCGGCCTATGCACTCGGTCGTGCCTTGGCGGATCCCATCGGCAAGGCTGTGGCCTTCGAAAGCGCCATGGCCGACGTCGCCAAGGTGTCCGATTTCAGCGATAGCGGCCTAGCTCAGTTCGGCGAGGATCTGCGGCGGCTCTCGACCTCGGAAATCCCAATGGCGGTTACCGAGCTGGCGGCTCTGGCGGAGAACGCGGCCGCTGCCGGCATCGCCGACAGCGAGCTGCTGGAATTTACCCGCATGACGGCGAAGGCGGCGCTTGCCTGGGGTGTTTCGGGCGGGCAGGCGGGCGAGGATCTGGCCAAGATTCGAGAAGCTCTGCGCCTTTCGACCGAGGAAACCATGCTCTATGCCGACGCGATCAACCATCTATCCGATCGCACGGCCTCGACAGCACCGGACCTGACCGAGTTCGCGCGGCGGGTTGCGGCACAGGGTGAATTCTTTGGATTCAGCAAGGAAGAAACGCTCGCCTTCGGATCGGCCATGGTCAGCGCCGGCGCCGAGGTCGAGGTGGCGTCGACCTCTTTCCGCAATATGGGTCGGGCGCTGACCAAGGGTGCCAGTGCGACCAAGAGTCAACGGGACGCATTCAAGAAACTCGGACTCGATGCCGCCAAGGTTGCGGCCGGCATGCAGGAAGATGCGGTCGGCACGACAATGGAGGTGATCAATCGCCTTGGCCAATTGCCGGCAGAAATGCAGGCGGCCGTCATGGGCGACCTCTTCGGCGACGAAGCGCGTGCCCTGGCGCCGCTTCTCAGCAATCTCGACGCCCTCGAACGGACCCTAGGCTATGTGGCCGACGAAACCAAATATGCCGGCAGCGTCTCGGCCGAATTTGCCAAGCGCGCACAGACGACTGAGTTCAACCTGCAGCGGCTCAAGAACCAGGTCGACGGGGTCGCCCTAGCGATCGGCAACGCGTTGCTGCCAGCCATCAATGGTGTGGCCGCAGCGGTCGGGCCGGTCCTGATCGCCATGGCCGACTGGGCGGCGGCCAATCCGCAGATCGTGCAGGCCATTGTCGCCCTGGTCGGCGGCCTTGTGGCTTTGCGGGTGGCGGCGATCGCGACCCGCTGGGCGTTCCTTTTCATGAAGGGCGGCATTCTGGACGCTGCGCTGATCTTGGGCCGAGGGGCAGCAGGCTTTCTTGCCCTGATCAATCCGCTCAACCTGGTCAAGAACGCGGTCATGGCTTTGCGCATGGCACTGATGATGTCGGGCGTCGGCCTGGTGCTCGCCGGCATCGCGGCGGCGGGCACGTGGATCTACAACAATTGGGAAGGGCTGGTGAGCTTCTTCCAAGGGTTCGGCACCGGCCTGGTCTCGGCCCTTGAGCCTGTCATGCCGGCGATCCAGCCGATCATTGATGGGGGCGCCGCAATCCTCGACTGGGTGACTGGCCTGCTTGGGCCGGTCGATGCCAGTGCCGAGGATTGGCGCGGCTGGGGCGAGGCTGCTGGGTCCGCTGTCGGCAATGCCGTCATGGCCGTGGTCACCAAGGGCGCCGAGATCGTCGCCTGGTTTACGGCCCTTCCCGGCGAGATCGCCGCTGCCGTCGTCGGCATGTATGACGTCGGCGTGCAGATCATTCAGGGCATCTGGGATGGCCTGGTCGCCAAGTTCGAAGAGTTGCTGGCCTGGTTTGCGAGTTGGCCAAAGATGATCCTCGATGCGATCGGCAAGATCGACATCAGTGGCCTGATCATCGCCAACCTGCCCCCATGGCTCACCCAGCTCTTCGGAGGTGGGGGGGCGCCTTCCGGATCCGCTGCGCAATTTGATCCGCGCTATCCGGACTTGCCGGTTCCGCTTGCCGTCGACGGCGCGCAAGCTGCAGGCGGTTCGATCGTGGGCGGCAAGACCTATCTGGTCGGCGAGGAAGGTCCGGAGCTGATCACGCCTGGCGGTAGCGGCTGGGTTCACACGGCGAAGGAAACGGCAGGCATGCTGGGCGGGCGCGCTGCTGGGGCCTTGTCGGTCAGCTTTGGCGATATCGTCGTGCAGGGTGGCACGGATCCGCAGGCCACGGCCGAGGCCGTGCTGCAGATGATCGAGAGCCGGGTGAAAGACGCCTTGAGCGGCATCTATGCCGATATCGAATATGCGGGGTAAGCCATGCTCTTCCAAATCTGGCCGCTGACGCTCGACACACTGCCATTTGCGGCCGAGAGTTTCAGCCGCAATGGTGGGGCAGACCTGGCGGTCAAGCCGGTCATGGGTGGGCTGCAGCCTCGTGAATTCATGGGCGAAGCCGACGAGTCGATCACCATTTCCGGCCAGTTGCTGCCGACCCGCATTGGGGGCCTGACCGAGCTGGAGCTGGCCTATAGCCTCTCCACCTCGGGCACCAAGGTGCCGCTGATGCGCGGCGATGGCCGCATGCTGGGCTGGTACGTGATCGAAAAGGTCAGCGAGCAGCATTCCGATCTCACCCGGTTCGGCGTCGGCTTTGTCGTTCGCTACACCCTGACCCTCACCAAGGTCAGCACCGACGGCGCGGTCGGCAGCAGCCAGGCGGGCGGGCTTGTGGGCATGCTGCTCAATCTCTTCGAGGCGCTCTGATGATCACGGTCACCGTTCAACGGCCGCGCACCACGCTGGATCTGCTGCTTTGGCGGCAGCATGGCGTGGCCGGCGCAGCCCTGCTCGAACAGACGCTTGAGATCAATCCCGGTGTGGCGGATCTCGGCGCCGAGCTGCCGATCGGCACTTCGGTCAAGCTACCAGAGCTGCCGGCGTCCGCGCCGGCGCAGACCACAAAGGTCATTGATCTGTTCGGGGAGGGTTGAGTGCTATCGCCACCCAAATGGAAAGTGGACTGGCGGATCCTGCTCGACGGGCAGGATCTGACCTCGGCCTGGGCGCCGACGCTGATCGACATTTCGGTCACCGACAAGGCGGGCGAGGCATCGGACAGCTGCGACCTGACGATCGACGACAGCGACGGCAAGGTGCGCATGCCAGCCAAGCGGATGCCGATCGTCGTCATCCTCGACGGCGCCCGCGTGTTCCGGGGCTTTGTCGAAAAGGTGGAAAGCAGCGGCTCGCGCAGCGGCGGCAGGCTGCTCAAGGTCAAGGCCAAGGGCTTCGACACCGGGGGCAAAGCCAAGGAACCGCAAGCCTTCCATGTCGATGACACCGACCTGGCCGGTTACCTCGGAAAGCTGGCCGAGGGTGACGGCATTGGCATAACCGTCGATCCGGATCTCGGTGCCCTGCAGCAGGATTACTGGGCGGCCGATGGCGAGAGCTTCATTGCCATTGGCGAGCGACTGGCCCGCAAGTTCGGCGGCACCTTCAAGATCCGCGGCGACCAGGCGATCTTTGCCAAGCGCGGCCGCGGCAAGGCGCCTGGTGGG